AAGATGGAATCCACAATGATCACATGGTTTATCGGCACAGCCATCGCACTGGCCGGCCTGGCGTTCGCTGCCGCCGCCTTCTTCTAAACGCTCGGTCCCACCCCACCAAGAGCCCGCCTTGCGCGGGCTTTTTTGTGTCTGTGATTCCTTGATCTGACCTCTTCGTGACCGTCCGGTCACAAATAATGCCCAAAGAATCAACTATTGGTTGTTGACTATATCTCAACTATCGGTTGATACTGAACCCATCAACACGGACAACCCGCAGGGGAGCAAGCCATGAACGCACATCAATTCGCGAGCGATTGGGACTACCAGGATGCAATGCATCCGAAGATGGCCGCCTACGAGGCGTGGTGCGAGGCGTATCTGGTGGAGGCGCTCAAGTCCGACGAGCTCCAGACCGCGTTCAGCGCGCAGGAGCATCTGGAATCCGAGTTCGACGCGCTGGTGCTGTTCCTGGCGTTCAGCGCCGCCGGGTTCCGGCCGCTGTGCCTGAGCGAGTTTCGCCGCCAGACCTTCGGCATGAGCCGGGACCAACTGCAGGACGCGCTGGCCGACGGCGACATTGACCCGGTGGAAATTGTGCGCCTCGCGGTGTTCGCGCCGGATGATGCTCGCCGGACCTGGGCGCCGCATGTTCGGCAGGCCATGGACAGCTTCCACGATGCGGTGATGAAGGACGCGCCGGGCTGGGGTTGGGTGGAAACGATTTTTGAACGGAGGAACGAGCCGTGATGAACCGACGCATCAAGCAAATCGACGAGAAGCTGGACCTGATCCGTTTCGAGGAAGGCGACAAGGCGTTCTACTGCCTCGTCGAGTGCGGCAGAACCATGGTGCTGGGCGATACGCCCACTAAGGCTCGCCAGCGCCTTGCCGCCATCACCCACGGCATAGCCGAACTGGAAGGCACACACATCACGGCGGAGGCGGTGTCATGATCGAGATTCATTGGAGCAAGGCGCCGGAGGGTGCGACGCACTACGCGCCACTCGGCAGAGATTACTGCTGGGTCAAAAACGCTGGCAATGACTGGAAGGTCTGGGACGAAAGAGAAGAGCCGGGGTCATGGGTGTCAGCCACTATGTCGGGTTCATATATGGATTCGCTGATCCCTCGCCCCACCCAATGGCGCGGCCCCGAGGATGGCCTGCCGCCGGTCGGGACGGTGTGCGAGGTGAGGTGCGTCGAAGAGTGGCACCGATGCACCGTAGTAGCCCATCTGAAAGATCACATGGGCATGACGGACGCCGTTTTCCAGGCCGAGGATGACTGGGATTTCCGCCAAGGCCCGGAGATGTTCCGCCCCATCAAATCCGACAAGGAGCGGGCGGTGGAGGCGGCACTGAAAGTGATGCCGTACCCGGGCTCGCCGTCTACCCGGGCCGACCTGGAGCGCGCCTACGACGCCGGTCTTCTCCGCCTGCCGGAGGAACAGTCATGAGCGAGAAATACCCCAGCCATCTCAAGCGCCTGGCCCCAACCCTGAGCAAGTGGCGGCAGATGAAGCGCCGAGAGCTTCGGGCTGCCAAGGCGCAGTTTTCAGACCTTCGTACCGGGAGCATGTTCACGCCCGCTTACCGAGAAATCGTCGAGGCGGAAAAACTAATCGACTTGGCCCTGGCGAAGTGCAGCCAGAAGGAGTGGGGCAAATGACCATCCTCGGACACGACGTAAACGGGCGCCCGCTGCGGGCTGGGGATCGGGTGGAGGTCGCCGAAGGTGCTGCGCACGGACACGGGCGGACAGGGCGGTTAATCGGTCCATGTCCGGATTTTGCGAACCAACTGGAAGCACAAATGGATCACGGGCTCCTGGGCTCTGCACGGGCAGAGCACTGGCGCCGGCTCGACGACCGCACCGACCACCAGCCCAGCGAATACACGTTCGATTCGCTGATGGACCACCTGAAAAGCGGGGTGCCGGCATGAACGACATTCAATTCGAGAGGCTAGTCGAAATAGCCGAAAGGGGCGCTCGCTACGCCCGAGACGGTAGTCGCGTCGTGGTCGACGACATTAAGGCCGAGCTGACCGGCTGGTTCCAGTGCGCCACGTCGGCACGTGATCGGGAAACCGCCCGTGCCGCGTGCCGAGCAAATGAGTGGGTCACCTGCGCGCGCAGCTACTACGGAGGCCGTCGCCACTTGGTTGATGATCTGACCGCGCACCTGATGTGGGGAGACGAATCATGAGCAATTTCCTCGCAGCAACCGTAGCGGCCGCTGGCCTGATCCTCCTGCTCGGACAGATCGGCAGCGAGGACTACCGCACTGCCTTGGCTGAAGAGCGTGAGGCTTGCGCCATGGTCGCGGCGGGTCGCTGGCCGGCAGAGACAGCAGAAGGCTACGACTGCCCGAAACGAGTAGCAAGGAGCGAGTTATGAGCAAGCAGATGAATGATGGCGGGCCGGCGTTTCCGCAAGGCAAGCAGGTTGGCCAATGCTCCGTCTCCGAGGGCGGCATGACCCTGCGGGACTACTTCGCGGCGAAGGCGATGCAAGGCATCTGCGCCCACCCGGACAACTGGGGCCTGCTCGGCGACCGGTTGGCGAAAGAGGCGTACCGCGTGGCCGACGCCATGCTGATCGCACGAGATACCGATACGACAGAGCGCTGATCTGTTGTTTGCCCCTCCGGGGGCCTTTTATTCGATAGGAGGGCCCATGAATCGCGATGACGATTGGCGCCAACAGCAAGACCACGAACAGGAAGAATGGGAGCAGGAACATGGCACTACGAATCACTAAGGGCAGCGACCCGATCCAGGTTGAGCAGCTGACCGTCTGCGTCTACGCGCCCCCGGGTGTCGGCAAGACCTCGCTGGGCTTCTCCGCTGAGGCGCCGCTGCTGCTGGACTTCGACTCCGGCGCCTACCGGGCCGTAAACCGCCAGGACGCCGTACAGGTGTCCAGCTGGGAAGACGTGGCCGGCATCCATGCGGACGACCTGGCGCCCTACAAGACCGTGGTGGTAGACACCGCGGGCCGCGCCCTGGACGCCCTGGCCGCCGACATCATCCGGCGTAACCCGAAGATGGGCCGGGGCGGCGCTCTGACCCTGCAGGGCTTCGGGCAGCTCAAGAGCGAGTTTGTCGCCTGGACAAAGCTGCTGCGGTCCTTCGGCAAGGACGTGGTGCTGCTGGCTCACTCCGACGAGCAGCGCAGCGGTGACGAAATCGTGGAGCGCCTGGATGTTCAGGGCGGCTCCAAGAACGAAATCTACAAGTGCGCCGACGCTATGGGCCGCCTGAAGATCGTGGCTGGCACCCGGGAGTTGAATTTCAACCCGACCGACACCGCCTTCGGGAAGAACCCGGCGCAGATGGGCGCCCTCAAGGTGCCGGACGCCAGCCAGAACGCGCACTTCCTGGCCGACGTGATCGCCGACATCAAAGAGAAGCTGAACCGGATGACCGAGGAACAGCAGGAAATCCTCGACCTGATGGCCAAGTGGAACGATGCCGTGGCCGAAGCGGGCGACGCCGAAACCTTCACCGCCCTGGTGGCTGATGCTCAGGAAGAAGACGAGCGCGTGCGCGACCGAGTGAAGGGACTGATCTGGAAAACAGCTCAAGCCAAAGGGTTCACGTTCGACAAGGCAGCGGGCGCGTTCAAGGAGGCGGCATGAGGGTTTCCGTCACCGACCTGGACCAGCTGCGCTATTACCAGAACAGCGACATGGATCTGGGCGACCTGCTGGCGCGGTTGCGCCGGGAGACGCCGCCCACCCGGGCCATGGCGGCCGGCACTGCCTTTCACGACCTGCTGGAGCATAGCGCAGAGGTGGAGCTGGTCGACGTGGAGCACCAGGGCTTCCGCTTCGTGTTCGACCTGGACGCCGAGATCGCCATTCCGACGATGCGCGAAATCAAGGTGGAGAAGGTGTACCGGGTGGGCAGCACCGACGTGACCCTGGTGGGCATGGTGGACGCCATCGAGGGCGGCGCGGGCTACGACCACAAGCTGACCGCCCGCTTCGATGCGGAGCGCTACGCGAACGCGATTCAGTGGCGCGCCTACTGCGACATCTTCCGGTGCCAGCGCTTCACCTACAACGTCTTTGTGGCGAAGGACGAAGGCGACCGGATTCTGGTGCGCAGCTTTGAGCCTCTGACGTTTTGGGCGTATCCGGGCCTGCGGCGAGATCTGATGACCAGCCTGCGGGAGTTCGTGGAATTCGCCCACAAACACCTGCCCGAGCGATTCGAGCAAGCAGCTTAATCCGGCGCTCACCGGGGAGTGGCGGGCCTTACCCGCCCCCTTCGGGGGAACTGACAACGGAGAGAGATATGACCACTCAAATCGAAATGCCGAAGTACCGCAGCCACAAGTTTGTTCATGCGCTGGAAATTGCAGCCTTGGAAATCCATGAAGACCGCTCGGCCACTATCGCGCCAAAGGAAAATGGCTACGCCCCGTTCCGCACGAAACCCGGCTGGGCCGACCGTTGCGAGGCCACCGAGGACGATCCGGGTGTGTATGTCGTCTATCGCGACGGCTTCGCCTCGTGGTCGCCCACCAAGGAGTTTCGTGACGGCTATTCGCTGATCACCGGGGGAGACCAATGAACATCCTCACCTTCACCACCCGCTTCGGCCAAGACGCCTCTGTTCGCTACACGCCCAACGGCAAGGCCATCACCACGGTTCGCTGTCCGGTGGAAGCCGGCTGGGGCGAGAACAAGCACACCTCATGGGTGACAGCCGTCATCTTCGGGGAAAGGGGCGAGAAACTGGCGCCTCATATCCTGAAAGCGGGCAAGGCCACCATCAGCGGCGAGTTCAAGGCGCGGGAGTACGAATCCAACGGCGAGACACGCATGTCGCTGGAGGTGCTGGTGCGCGAGATCGAATTGCAGGGCGAGCCGCGCCAGTCCGGCAGCCCCCAGGGGTACGAGCCGGCCAATACCGGCAGCGGCCAGCAGCCCGGGCCGGCGGATGACTTCGACGACGATATACCTTTTAGCCGGGAGGGCGCATGAAAACCTCGTTAAAAACATGCTTCAAGTGCGACAAGGAGAAGCCGCTTTCGGATTTCTACAGGCACAGCGAAATGGCCGACGGGCATTTGAATAAATGCAAGTCTTGCACGAAGCGAGACACCAAAAAGAATCGGCGACGTCGGCTTGAATACTATCGAGCCTATGACCGGATGCGAGGCAATCGACAGAGCGCCGAATATCGGGCCAGGTACAAGGATGATGCGCCCGGGAAGGCCAAGGCTCGCCATGCGGTCAGCAACGCAATTCGCGACGGGCTGATTGCCAGGCACTCGTGCGAGATTTGCGGTTCGCCGCGAACGCATGGCCACCACGACGATTACCTTAAACCGCTTTCGGTGCGATGGCTGTGCCCTGGGCATCACTCTCAGTGGCATGCAATTAACGGGGAGGGGGCCAACGGCGATGCATCTGCCGAATCGGTGCTACAGGCAGCCAAGGTGCAGCGGAGCCAATTAAGGGCTGCCGCATGAACACAAATCGATTTAAGGAGCCACCCATGATCCGCTACGCACTGCTACTGCTCCCCTGCTGCGCCCTGGCTGACCCGACGCTCTACGTTCAGGGCGGCATGGGCTACCAGATCGGCATGACCGAACGCTGGACCTACGAGAGCGAACGCTACTCCGGGGAATACACGATGGACCTGCCGCCCCTGGTGGGCTCGGTGGAGGCCGGCATCAGCTACCGCAACTGGTTCATCCAGGGCCAGCACGTCAGCAGTGTGGAGACGGGCCAGGACCATGGGTTCAACGTCATCAGCGCCGGTTACCGGTGGGAATTCGAGTTTTAGGAGGGCGACATGTCTTTCAAACCGTACCGAGACGAAAGCCGAAAGAACTGGGGCACCAGTGATCCGGGCGCCCTGAATATTCAGCAGATCCAGACCGGCGCCCTGCTTCGCATCGCGGACGCCAGCGAATCCATGGCCAGAGAATATAACCGACTGCTGGATGAAGCGCGGGTCCAGCGCAGGCGGGCGGAAAACCTGGACCGGCAGAACGACACCCTGCGCCGCCGAGTTGCCGCCCTCAAAGGCGTGATCACCAAGATGAAAGCCAAGGAGGCCCGCAATGACTGAGCAGCAGAGATTCGTGAAGAAGCCGGTGGAGGTGGAAGCCATCCAATTCACCGAGCAAAGCAAGGACCGATGCTTCAATTTTGTGCGGAGAACATGCCACGCGGATTTTGAAGACGGACGTCCAATCCTCAAGGTCCAAACTATTCATGGCGACACCGCGATTGTCCGCCTGGGCGACTGGATAGTGAAAGAAAATGCTCCGGGCGCCTATTACCCCGTAAAGCCTGACATCTTCGAGGTGAGCTATGCGCCGGCTGCCGCCCTCTCCCATGCCGAGGGGGAGGCGGTGGGCACCCTCACAATTGACCGCCACGGCGACGAGAAATTCCACGCTTTGCTGCCCGCAATAGATTTAGAGCCGGGCACTTACGAAGTCTACACCCACCCCGCGCCCGCCGGGGAGCCAGTAGTGTGGCCCGAACCCCAGGAGGCGACGACTATCGAGGAGTATGTCGGCGAATACGAATACACCGACGGCGAGGGGCACAACTACAGCCCCACCGAAACCGAGCGCGCGCTGATCCTGGATGCCATTCACGGGATTCCCGACCATCTGCTGCAACCGCCGAAGCCCGCCCAGCAACCTGTAAGCGATCCTGATGGGCTACCGGACCGGGTGCTGATGCCCCGGGCGCTGACCGCCGAGAACGGCGCCAAGACGGCGCTGATGGGTGAGTTTGATTTCTCGGTGACGATGACCTGCCCCGAGTGCCACCCCGACGACCCGAATCCAGATTGCGAGGTGTGTAGCGGATCGGTTGAATATGAGCAGCCTCACACGGTGCCCTGGACCACGATCAAACGCATCTACACCGCTGCCGTGGACCTGCTGTCCGCCCCCGCCCCGGATGAGCGGGAGCCCGACTATTGGGCCGCCGCTGATGACGACGGGAACATTGTTCATGCCTGGAATGCCGATGACGGTAACGACGGGCAAGTGGCGCGCACGGAATGCAACGATTGGATCAACGGGCAGATCGAGAACGACGGCGCCGTGCACCACCTGGTTCGGCTCTGCCGCCTCCGCGCCGGGAAGGAGGGGCAATGAAACGCTTCTTCTGTGACGGCTACGAAATCAAGCGGGAAGCTGACGCGATCCAATACAGCGTCCTGATGGGCAGCCCTCTGACGATGGAATTCCGGCATCCGGATTCAGACCCGATTCTGGGGCATGGCGTCCATGAGTACGACCATGAGATAGGCGCATGGCGACATGTTGGTCCGATCCCCGGAAAGCGACCGGTGGCAGTAGATCGACTAAACACCGAAGAGCCGCCCGTCTGCGCCAAAAACTGCCAATGGCGGAAACTGTGGGAAGGTGATCGCTTGCAGCACAACGGATTGCGAATCGAGTCTGGGTGGCTGGTTGAGAAAGCTCGATGCGCCTGGAATCTCAAGCCCGGCCATTTGGGCGGCAGGGCACTTGATTACGCCCCATGCATTATGGAGGAGCACCCCAATGACTGAGCGCACTATTGATCCGAGACTTCTGGAGCGCGCCAAGGACTGTCCGATTTGCTGCCACGTGGTGACCAGTATTCGACACGGCGCCGATCCGGTCAAAACTCTGGTGGCGGGCCTGTTGGCCGCCTCTGAATCGAATCAAGCGGCGATGCAGCTTGCAGAGGCCGCAATGCGGAGAGACCCGACACCGAATAACTACGCCGGTTTCGTGCCGTGCGACAACCCAGGAGGCACCTATGACCGCTGAGCGCACAGACCGCGAGCTGCTGGAGCTGAACGACGGCCAGCGCCTCGATTTCATTGTAGCTCGACCGCACCTGAGAATTGCGGGCAGCAACGACCGTGGCTGGTCAGTAATGGATTGCTCCAACGGCCTTACCTTCGTGGTCCGAAACCAGCCCACATTTCGGGCCGCTATCGACGCTGCCGCCATGGCAGAGGGAGGGGAGCAATGAAGCCGCGCATTCACAAGAAGCTGAGCAAACGGGTCTACGAGATCGCCGGCGACCGGTTCGGCAAACCGTTCCACGACGAGGAGCCCATCGGAAGCCTCGCCTATGAGTTCAAAGGTTTCCCCAAATCCGAGGTCACCGCCAAGGTTTTTAGGAATCACTGCAACGCGGTGGCAGACATACGGCGCTGCCTACTGGTTGGGGGAGGCCCCGACTGCTTTGGGGAGTGTGACGATCCTGAAACGCTTTACCAGGCCGCCAAGCGGGCGGTCCTTTTTGAGTTCGGCGAGATACCAGAGCACCCCGGTCCCGACGATGACAGGTTCATTGGATGGCCTGAATGGCCGCGCCGCCTCACAGGTAAAGAGGTCATCCGGCTGCTCAAGATCATGGCGGAGCCCCACCAGGGGCGTGGGGGTGGCGAGTGCGACTGACGAAAGCCGAGCGCCAGCAGGTGCACGACAAATTCGGCGGCCTCTGCGCCTATTGCGGCGGGGAGCGGCCAGTTCGCCATCTGCGCGAAATGCGGCCTGCTGCCCACGCCAGAGGGCCACGACGGCTGCCTGGGCACACTGCCCGAGGACATCGTCATGAACGCCTGCTGCGGTCACGGCAAGCGGCGAGCGGCGTACATCCAGTATTGGGGCGGGACCGTGATTGAGGGTCCCGCAGCGATCGAGGAACAACGGAGGCTGAAATGCTCCAGCGAGAACTGATCAATATTGGCGAGTTTCAGCGGCGGGTCTGGGGCGAGAACGGCACCCCGCTCACCGCCCAGGCGATCCGGAACCAGCTCAAGCGCGGCGACCTGC